GTTGTTGGGTATAATTCCAACAAACGAAAACTTAAATGATCCAGACAAACACACACCGATTGTACTAAAATTGTATGAACCACTTCCCATTGACATTGAGATAGGGACTAAGTTCTACATTTCATCAGGAATTTATTCAGATGATATTATGCAGAAGTGTAACTTCTTTAAGTCAAGTAAGATTTCATCATTCAAACTTAGAGGACCAAATTTAAGTGCCACACGTTCTACCACAGGAACCAAGCAATTTAAACAAGAAGAACTTGAGACGGAAGAAGAATCAAGGTTGGATGACACAACCAAAGCAATTTCAAGTTATTTTAATAAAAATATAAATAACAACGACAAAGATTATACTAATTTCAAAAACTTTGTAAAATATTCATCAGCAACACGACAGTTAGAATTATTCCGTCAAAAACTTGAAAAACTTTCAAAGTGGTGGAGTGAAATTGATCGGTATGAGTATTTAATCAAGTCACTTGAAGAGGATATAAGAAACAATATAGTGAGTGAAGCAGATGCCAACTCAGCAACCTCAGTTTTACGTAATATTGATCTGGCTGATACAAAAACAAAAGTGTTTAATGAACTTGCTACACTGAGTGAATATGAACGGTTCCTTCTGTATACAGAGTCTGAAGATGCTTGGCCAAGGAATTCTTATGTAACTATACGAAGTTTAACTAAAAAAAATACATTAGCAAATGGACGATATGATTCAATTGGGGTTTACAACGACAAACCCATGTTCAAGCACAGATATGGTGAGTGGTATATATGGTGGGAAGACCAAGATTCTGCTTGGATTTTATCCGACACTAAACATTTTAAATTATCAAATTGGATTGAAGTAAAAAACGAAAAATATTACTTCGTATTACCGGTTATATCAGAAAGAAACCACGCAGGGTTTGACCCACTGGACACAATTACGTCGGCACCTGGAGTAATAGACGTGGGTTTATCAGGAGAATCTCAAGTAGTTGCTCCTGATCCAATCTTATCAAATGCAAATGAGTGGAAACTAACACACGGATATGCTTGGTATACTAAAAAACTTAAAGATGCGGTATATTATGACCAAACCAATGACGAATCTCTTGTTATGAATATACCTGAGTTTTTGATTCGAGATGAATCAAACGATGACTTCATTAACTTTCTAAATATAATAGGATTACAGTTTGATGAGATTCATGGTTATATTGAAAATATGGGTAATAGTCGTGGTGTAAGAAACGATAGAGAAAAAGGAATACCTGACCAACTTATTTACTACTTCTTAAACTCACTGGGAATGAACTTTGCGGGACAAGATTCATCTTCAGATGAAATTAAAAAAACAGGAATAGTAGATAAAAACTCAACAGAATACAGACGAAACCAAATATGGAGAAGAATCCTAAACAACTTACCATATTTATTAAAAACGAAAGGAACACTTGCATCTATTAATGCTTTGTTAAGATGCTATGATATACCAGAGCAATTGTTTTCGGTACGAGAATATGGAGGAGTAACAGAGTATTCAGATGATGTATCAAATAAATCTGCGTTTGTCTTTGATTCATATGACTATGGATTGAGCATAAGTGAAGAAAATCAATATGTAGAATTGCCTTGGTCATATGAAAACGCAGAAGCACGATGCATAGAATTTAAAGTTGTACTGAATGAAGAAGCAAGAGACATAGGAACACCTATAGTTATATTATCGGGAACCAGCTGGGAATTTGGTGTAAAATTAGACAACACAAGTCGTGGAGAATACGGTAGGTTCTACTTTAAATCAAATGACTCGGAAAGTTTTTGTCCCGTTGAATCAACTGAACCAATTTATATGTGGTTTGAGGGTGGGTATGAAATACTATTGCAAAAAAATCAAAGATTTGATGCACTTAAACGAAAAACAATATCAATTTTAGTAAAACGAAAAATAGATAACCGAATAGTTTTTAGTGACACCACGGATGTTATAGTAAACGAAGAAATATATACTTTGTTTTCAACAGACAAATCTATTTACATTGGCAATCAATCTGATCACAAATTTAGAGGTCTAATTGATCGTATAAGAATATACACAGAGCCTATCTCAGAATCAATATTTGAAAACCATATATTATTTTCACAATCATACGATATAGGTTCTGCCGAGAATTTAAGCAAGCAATTATTATTTAAGACTAACTTTGATTCACCACACGACATATCAGAGATGTCAAACTATAAAACTGGATACGGAATCATCTCAAACGGTGCATTCGGAAAATCTCTTGAAACTCACGCAAAGTGTTTTAACTTTATTAAAACTGAATTTCCTTACGACTTTATAGGCAAGTTCAAACGAGAGTTTGCACAACTTCCTAGTTTTGGGATGCACGTTTTTAACAACAATAAGATAAGAACAGAACAACAGGAAATAGTTGGTCCTTTATCGCCTTACAATAGAGCAACGAAAAAATCACTTGATCGTGCGGGTAAAGATTCAAATTCAATTGGGTTGTTCTTTGGTCCAAGTGTTCCTTTGAACGAGGAAATAATAAAGTTTTTTGGAGACTTTAAACTTGGTGACTATATAGGAAATCCGGAAGATTACGACAAATCTAAATACAAAGATTTGAACAATTTCAGAAAGTTGTTTTATAGAGAGGGGTTTCAACGTGTTGATTGGAGTGTTTACCTAAATACATTGAAAGGGTACATTGATCCATCTTTATTTGAAAATTTCGAAAAATTATTACCAGCAAGAACAAGAGTCATATCGGGTTTGGTAATTGAACCGACTTTGTTAGAGAGAACAAAATTCAAAGGAACAGCCGTTTCCAATGAAATACAATCAAATGTAAGCAAGTTGACCGTAATCGAACCAACGGAAAAGATCAAACCACTTAAAAATATAACTTTGTCTGGTCGGAATAAAAACAAAGACATAGTATCATTTGCTAACGAACCTGTGTTTGAAGGAAAACCAAACGATAATAATGTCGTTTGCTTAACAAGTAAGTTCAATTACAAGCAAGTTTCTGGAACAAGTTTCAAAGAAAACCTATATAATAACTTTTACGAAAACACACTTTCTCCTGATGCGTATGGGCTAACAAGTTCGTTTGGTCATTATTATATAGACGGAAGTTTGTATAGAGTTGAACACTCCAAAGAGTCTAGGTATGTTTCAACAAAGTTTAACTCTGGTTTAGTTGATTACACCATAACATCCAAATACTTTATTGATGTGTCCGTTGATGACAAAAATAAACTATCATCTGCTGAAAGAAATAATTTGTCATCAGTTGATGGTAGGTATGTATCTTCACGCAATAAAAATAAAAGAAGAGTTTTTGAAAACTCAGCAAAGACTTGGTTTATTTATTATGAACCATATGTAGAATCTTGGGTTTTAATAAACGACAATCCATTTAATTATCAGAATACTGAAACACTTCTTTCTAATGGAACTAAGATTAGATTCTATGCACCTGTGGATGAAGATGGATACTTTCCTGCTACATTTTCATTAAATGTACAAGAAGAAGTACGAAAACTTACAGGCAACTATACAACCTGGAGTGACTTTTTTGTAAACGAAAGAAAAACAGGACCAATCGGATACTATAAGTTTTATTCAATCACTTCCTCTGTAACGATAGTTGATGACAAACTAATGAAACTTGACGGTTCGGTGAATGGGATCGTAAATTGTCACATAAACGGATCATTCACGGGAGAGTATGCAGAATCACTTATAAGTGAAAATGGAACTGAAGTTGTAGAAAGAAAGAAGGGTCATTTTAGATTTTCTGGTTCAAAACATAAACTTAGATTAAACGGAGTTTTATCTGCAACTCTTGATCGTGGAACTGTTGGAAACGAAGAAACCGGAAGTGTGTTGACACTAAGTGACGGTTTTTACAATAACACTCGGTTTGGGGGGTGTAGTTTTAGTAACAAGAAAATGTTGGGTAATATCAATGACATAGTGGAAAATGATCCGTCTTATGTTAAAGTAAAGTTAGACTTGTATGATAGTTCTATAATAACAAAAAATGAAAAAGAGTTTGATAAAATTAAGTTAATTCCCACTCCAACTAAAATTAAGTACAAATTCGAAAATAAGATAGATGCCAACAGACGCATTGAATTAAAAAGAAACTCGGGTAACATTGTATTCTATGAAGACGGAGTACCAAAACGAAATACATTTGCCAAATATGATAATTTGTTTTATCACAAAACAAAAGACATTATCCAACAACCAATGCTAAATAATATACGGTTGACCACCAATATGAAATTGGAAACAACTGAACTTAGAAAACTTGATGTAATTGCGTACAACCAAGATTTAACTTCAACTGATGTAAACTATAAACTAGAATACCGAGTGCATTATAAATCTGTAAGTGTTAACGAGAAACAAAACGAAATAGATTTATCAATAAAGTTCAAATACAGTGAGATACACCAAGACTATGTTTGCGACATCACAAAATATTCACCGGGTAAGTCTTTACAAAAGAATATAGTGTATATTGGTAATAACCTAAATAACACATCCAAGGTTGAAACTCCGTTGGAACTCGATTTTACAGGAGTAGTTGTTGGTGATGCAATTATTGACGCACTTTATGCAACTGAAAATTTAATTCTAAAGAAAAGCAAAGATGATTTGCTGAGTGAACTAAATCAAAATAATTGTTGTATACTTGCTTATGATGTAAGTTCTGATCCAGACCAAGAGTATTGGGTATACTTACTTGGAAACTTGGATGATACATCAACCAAAATAGTAGACGTGCATAGCTACGACTTTGTTCAGAATGCACAAGAAGAATTTAATTATGGTGGTGTTAACTACTTAAACTCTAAGGTAATCGAATTAGAAGATGAAACTTCTAAAACAATACGAAATGACTTAATAGAAGTTAAGCATTTGTATCACAAACAAACCGATCCCAACTTAGATATAGGTGATGAACTTTCACTTGAAATAACTGCAAATGAAAAAATGAAGTATTATCTTCCTGTTAATCGTGAACTTGATGTAACACAAGAAGATGATGCAGAAGCATTAATTTATACAAAAGACACTCTAAATGCAGTATCTACTATAAACATTAAAGATAAATTTTTAACATATAAGTGTACACTTGATCCCATTTTCAATCAAGGTTATTTTCCACAAGAAAAATCGTTGAGTAAATACTTTTTGGTTCTTGGTACATCTGAGTATAACGGATTTTTGGTTGACGGGTTTGTGGGTAGATGGAAGTCGGCAAATGGTCAATACAGAACACACAACAGAAAAA